TCGAATGCTTTTGCACCCTCTTGTGCAGATCCGAATAGTGCTTTGAATCTTATTCTTAATGTTTCAATTTCAACACCAACACCAATGATGTCTTTTATTGCGAGTACACCAAATGTCGCTGCAAATATTGATCCGAATTTAACTACTGATGTTCCGAGATTGATTAATCCCTTATCTAGCTTTTTAAAGCTATTACCCATCTTACCTGATGAATCTTTTATTTTCCTTTCGGCATCAGTCAGACCTTTTTTAAGATCATTTAGATCTGCCTCAATTCGTACTACAAGTTTATCTAAATCTGCCATATTTAATAATCAGGATATAATTCTTTTAATTTTTCCATATCATCTCTAGTAATAGGATCTTCTTTGTTGCCACCATTATATTCTCTAAAGCCATTAATCGCTAGTGTAACTTCTTTTATAGACATATCCCAGACTTGTTTTGGTGGTATGTGTAACATACCTATTAGGATTTCAAGATATCTTTCGATAGGAAAACTTAAATCATCATCTGTTAAGTTTTTTTTTCGGTATTTGAACTCTCTTTACCAACATCAAGGCAAAGTGTAAATAATTCACCGATTGTGGTAATCGTTGCTACCAAATCTTGTTGCGACATTAATTTCGTAATATCTTTTTCTTCAACATCATTGCCACCTGCCCTTATACAGAGGTGCAATATAACCACACATTCTTTTTGTGTGATATCTTGTGCCATGAGTTTTTGACCAACTTTTAGAATTGATGTACCAAGCGAATCTTCTATTCGCATTATTGTATCTAGTGGCATACGAGCTTTATACTCGGTATCACCAACTTTAATGGTCTTTTCTGCTCTTATTGGATTGTTCATTTTTCCCCTCTCGTTTTTTGCTCTTGTCTTTTAAACAAGATATAAATAGTCTTTCGTGCCTCTCAGCGATATCAACAACTGAAATTATATTATATTTTACATTATCAATTGTTATCTGCTTAGACTCTAACAACTTCGCCCAATCTTCTACGAATGGCAGTTCTATTTCGACAATTTCATCTTTTATTCTGATTGAACAATTGAAATCATCAGAGCCAAGCTTAATATTTTTATTTATCCACATATTATGCTGATGTATATGCTACCTGACCTGAAGATTCTAATGTAATACTATATGTTTGTTCAGCATTATATTCTCCACCTGTCTCGAATGATGTTATTTTAAAATTACCTGAATAATTACTACCATCACCAAATTGCAATACATACGCTTGATTTGTACCTGCATTAACAAAACCAATCATTCTGTTGAGTGCAGTTGTATCATCAAAAATACCTGCACAAGTCATTGTCATTGAATTGACACCACCTCCATCAAGTATATCTCTGCCTAATGCAGTTCCACCTGATACGAATGGGTTACTATCTTTGCTCGTTACATCAATCATCTCGCCATTGATAGTCATTGAAGTACTTCTCATACTCCCAACTGTCGCTGCCGATCCTGTTGAATTATCTTTGAGCAAAAAATCTTTACCTTTTAAAACTGCCATATTTACCTCTAGTCAAATATTAAAAAATCTATGTTTACTATCCCATGTCTTGTTATTCCATCGCCTTCAACGAGTGTTGTCGTTGAAACAACAGTGCTAATAACCGAAGTAGCACCTGACACAGTAAGACTAACATTATCAAATAAATTGTGCAATATTTCCATAATCTCCTTGATTTCTTTTTGTCCCCTATATTGAGACCAACATTCAATATCTACATTGTATGTTCTCCCTGATCGTTCTTTTGCATTATTTTCTCTGCTATTTTCTAAACCAATGACTACATAAGGATATGTGGTATCTTGTGGCGCTACTGAATCAAAAACCTTATTATCACCAATCTTGGTATCTAGTGATGAATCTCCTGATAAAGTAGAGAATATTGTTGTTTGTAGATCGAATGAATGAAATCCCATAATATTACCTAAAAATATTTTTCATAATCTTTTGCGAGAATAATCTTGCTTTCTGATATGCAGTACTTCTATCACTCATAAAAGGTCTGTTCAATTTACCTTTATCTAAGGTATAAGCATATTCAACATTTGTTTTTACTTTAGCCACTGGTCGATCTCCCATGCCTGTAGCATTACTTACAAGAATACTACTAACCAATCTTCCTGTATCAATTGCAGGTGGGTTGCCCTCTGATGATGCAATATGCTTTTTTTTGCCTCTTGGATAAATATTGCCTGTTTTTGGTGTTTTTTGCATGCCCCTTTTTATCTCATTTTGAAAATAAACAGCAACACGATTTACATGTCGTATAGCATTTTGTGTGAATAGCTTATCAAGTTTCTTTTTATTCTGATCAATTTTGCTATCTATTTGTACCGATATACCCATTATGTTGCCACACCTTCAGTTGCTAATATTTCTTGAAATTTATTTCTGCCTTCTTCAATATCTTTTATGTATTGTATATCAAATGTTTTTGAATCATATGATATACGATACTTTTCACTTAACGCAGAATAATGCCTTATCGTAAATCTAAAACTTGCAATTGCTCTTAATTGATCACCAAATAATGATTCACTACCAGACAAATTTTCTACCTTTGCCCACACAGTCGTGGCAGTAGAGTATGTAGATGTTGAGCCACCACCTGCATCAGTTGATCCTCCCAATGTTTGTAGGACAACTCTGTTTCTCATTTGTCCTATCAAAGACATTAGATCATGCCTCCATAATGTGCAGTTCCTCGATATGGATTGGTACCGAATTGTCTAATAACATATGGTTGCAATAATCTTGTTGCTGATGTTGGTGCATTTACAGGTGTTTCTTGATCACCTCTATGCTCAAATAAATATGCAATATAGTTAAGACACGCAAGTTTTATATCAAATGGTACTGCAGTTGTTGCGCCATAACCTGCAACATAAGTTATTTCTAATGCGTTAGCTACTCTCAATCCCGTTGGGTAACTCTTGCCATTTCTTAAAACAAATCTAGCAGGTACACCTGCACTGTCAAGCATGTAATTACCTGATGCAAAGGTACTTTCTGTATCTGAATCATCAAAAGATTTCACATGTGTTATTGATGCAACAGGTGATTCAGGTAATAAAATACTTCTTCTAGTGATGTCTTGATCTATTCCCACATATTGCCCTTCTCTTAAGGGAATATCTGTATCATACACTGCATCAATTGACAATTTTAATGTTTGTGTTGTTAGACTTCTTCTTGTATATCTTTTAGCCCAGTTATGTGATGCCTTTATTAAGTTATCTATTTGGGTATCATCATCAGATCCATCAATTCTGAGATGTGTTTTTACCTCAGCTGATGTTACTGCAAAAGCTGTTTCTGCCGTTGTTACTGTTAAGCCTGCCATAATAACCTCTAATAATTAATAATGTAATAATAGCTTATTAACTAAAATATATAAACAAAACAGCAATAAAAAAGGCAACCCCGAAAGCCAAAATAATATTGGTTACCCCGTCCATATTACTGAGCTAATGGATTGCTAGATTTCTTCTGTAATTGCTCTATATCTTTTTTTATTGCTATAATTTCTTTTTCTAAGTCTTTTTTAATTGCGATTATATCTTTTTCTACTTGTTTAATATCTACACTTTCTTTTTTTTCTAGCACTTCAACCCTTTGTATAAGTTGTCCTTGATAAACAAAAAGTCCACCTATTGCTATGGCGATAGAAATAATCCCTGCTATTGTCTTGATGTCCATAATTTGTCCTCGTATGTTTGGTTTGGATAAATGTTTCTAATATCAACATAAGTACTGTTTGTATATGTACCTATATCAATGCTTTTTAATTCTGGTTGAATAAATATATCTTTATTTACATTTGAATATGATGATATTTTATTATTGTTTTGCATAACTTTCGCAACGATCATCTGTGTTGCTTTTAATTGACCATCAATTGTTTTAATTTTATCAGCAACCTTTATCGCAATATCATCTACACTTATTGCAACTTGAGTACTCCCACTATTGTTTTCTGTTGGTGTTTCTTCTCTTTCCTCAATTGTTTCAGTGCTTGTTTCTTCCTGAGATTCTGTTGTTTCTGTCTCATTTTCTCCTTCTGATCCTCCGATATTTTCAGTTGTGATTTCTTCTTCATTAATACTTTCTTCTGTTGTTATCTCTGCAACTTCAATAATTTCTTCAAATACCTCTTCAACGATCTCCGCTTGTTCTTCAATAATTTCTTCAGTAGCAAAGGTTTCTACGATATTGGATTCTACCTCTGGTGTCTCTAATGTTTCAATATTTGATTCAATTATTTCTTCTTCAAGCAAAGTAGGTGCAAGAACAATTGTTTCTTCAATAAATTCTTCTTCTTCAAATACTTCAATTATTTCAGGTAACTCAGTGATAACTTCTTCAAATGGTATTTCTTCTATAAAAAAGGTTTCAATCTCTTCAGGAATAAATTCATACGATAATTCAATATTTTCTTCTATTTCTTCAAATATCTGAGCAATTTCTTGTGTTTGTTCTATTGTTAAAACTGTAGGATCATAAGTCATTGTAACTGATATATTATCTACATTCGGACCACCTAGATTAGCAGGTGCATTTGCATCTTGCCCACTTAAATAAATGTTACCAATATTACTCCCAACACCTGTATATGTAAGCGTATCTGTAAAATCGACACCATTTATTCCTGTTACATCTTGTCTTATTTGTGTGGTGGTTGCTAGTACATTACCAAATGCATCTTTGATCTGAAGTCTAACTGTGAATGTATCTGCACCTCCTCTAT